GGATATACGTTAGGGGTGCGGATAGACCTGATACCCTACGTGGAGTCTCTTTAACTTACGCTGTACTAGACGAGGTAGCCGACATCAAACCAGAGGCATGGGAACAGGTTATACGGGCTTCTCTGTCAGACAAGAAGGGTAGAGCCTTGTTTATCGGCACTCCAAAGGGTAGGAACTGGTTTCACGATACCTTTAAGCTCGGTGAGAGTGGAGAGGACTCTGATTGGAAGAGTTGGCACTTTACCACTGCTGATAACCCTTTGATTGACCCATCTGAGATAGAAAGTGCTAAAAAGACTTTAAGTACCTTTGCTTTTAAACAAGAGTTTATGGCTTCCTTCTCTAATGCGGGATCGGACGTTTTCAAGGAAGAATGGGTTAAGTTTGGTGAAAGACCTAATAAGGGGTCGTTCTATATCTCTGTTGACCTAGCGGGATTCGAGGAAGTAGCTAAACAAGCGGGTAACGCTAAGAAGAGATTGGATGAGTCCGCTATCTGCGTAGTGTATGTAACAGAGGATGGGAAGTGGTTTGTTGAGAAGATTATCCACGGAAGATGGGATATTAGAACGACTGCTGTGAACATCTTGATGGCTATTCGGGACTACAAGCCTTTGAGTATCGGGATTGAGAGGGGAGCACTGAAGAACGCTGTTTTGCCCTATTTGAGCGACTTAATGAGAAAAAGTAACATCTATGCCCATATTATTGATTTAACGCATGGGAATAGGAAAAAAGCAGATAGAATTATCTGGGCATTGCAAGGAAGGTTTGAACATGGCAGAATCACGCTTAATTCGGAAGAGAATTGGGATGATTTTGTTGACCAACTTCTAATGTTTCCCGCACAGGGAGTTCACGATGACCTTCCTGATGCGCTTAGTTATATAGATCAGTTGGCTGTAACTTCATACTTTCAAGAAGATGAAGAAGATGAATGGCAACCGATAGACATCATATCAGGGGTTTGAGCATGGAATTTCAAGAGCCAACAGATTCAGACAAAGAGATAGTTCAATTCGTTGTCAACCATTGTGATAGATGGAGAGACTGGCGAAACACTAATTACTTATCTGATTGGCTGGAGTACGAGCGCATCTTTACGGGTGAGTGGGACATCCAAGACAAGACCCGTGACTCCGAGAGAAGCCGAATTGTCACCCCCGCTACCCAACAAGCCGTAGAAACCCGTCACGCTGAGATCATTGAGGCTATCTTTGGTCAGGGTGAGTTCTTTGACATTGCTGACGATATTCGTGATGTAAACAACAATCCTTTAGATGTAGCCGCTATCAAGGCTCAACTGATGGAAGACTTCAAAGTAGACAAGATTCGCAAGTCCATTGACCAGATTGAGTTGATGGCAGAAATCTATGGTACTGGCATTGGTGAGATTGTTGTCAAAACAGAGAAGATTTACGTTCCTTCTACCCAACCAATACCTGGTCAAGTCGGTCAAGCCGCCATTGGTGTGATGGAAAAAGACAGGATTGCAGTCAAGATTGTTCCTGTTAACCCTAAGAACTTCTTGTTCGACCCTAATGGGACTTCTATTGATGACTGTATGGGTGTGGCTGTTGAGAAGTATGTCTCCATCCACAAGATCGTTAAAGGTCAAGAAGAAGGTATCTATCGTAAGGTAGCTATCGGTACTGACTCAGAAGACACAGACTTAGAGCCTACCCAAGAGGTTAGCCAGTTCCAAGACGATAAAGTTAAACTTTTGACTTACTATGGCTTAGTCCCTAGAGAGTACATTGAACAACTAGAGAATGAGGAAGAAGTAGAAGACTTGTTCCCTGAAGACTCTATCCAAGATGACTATTCTGACTTGGTAGAGGCTATTATCGTTATCGCTAACGATGGTGTTCTCTTGAAAGCAGAGAAGAACCCATACATGATGAAAGATAGGCCAATTCTTGCTTATCAAGACGATACAGTTCCTAATCGACTTCTCGGTAGAGGTACTGTAGAGAAGGCTTACAACTCTCAAAAGGCTATTGACGCACAGATTCGTTCACATTTGGACTCTCTGGCGTTGACTACTAGCCCCATGATTGCAATGGATGCCACGAGACTTCCACGAGGTGCTAAGTTTGAGGTAAAGCCAGGCAAGGCAATCCTGACAAACGGCAACCCCGCAGAGATTCTGTTCCCCTTCAAGTTCGGAAATACCGATTCTGGGAACATAACAACTGCCAAAGAGTTTGAGAGAATGCTTTTACAGGCTACTGGTACGCTAGATTCACAGGGAATGGTCTCTGCTGTGTCTAGGGACTCCAATCAGGGTGGTATTTCAATGGCTGTGGCTTCTATTATCAAGAAGTACAAGCGTACATTGGTGAACTTTCAAGAAGATTTCTTGATTCCTTTCATCAACAAGGCTGCCTTTCGGTATATGCAGTTCGACCCTGAGAGGTATCCTACTGTTGACATGAAGTTCATCCCGACTGCTGCCCTCGGTATCATTGCTCGTGAGCATGAACAACAACAGTTCATCTCTTTGCTTCAGACTCTTGGCCCTAATACTCCTGTTTTGCCTGTTATTCTTAAAGGAATCATGGCTAACTCGTCTTTGTCTAACAGATATGAGTTGATTCAGATGTTGGATGAGATGTCTAAGCCTGATCCACAAGCACAGCAGATGCAACAAGCACAGGCTCAGTTGGCTATGCAGTCTGCTCAAGCTCAGATTGCAGTTCAGACTACCCAAGCAGAGCAAAATCGTGCTGAAGCGCAAAAATTGATGACTGAAGCGCAATTGATGCCTCAAGAACTACAGGCCAAGGTGCTTTCTAGTACAACTAAGAACCTTCCCACGGGTGGTGAGCCTGCTGAGTTTGACAAGCGGGTAAAGATTGCTGAGTTGATGCTCAAAGAGGCTGACATTAAGAACAAATCTAAGATTGTTGAGATGCAGATGTCGGATAAGATGGAGAAAGCGTTTCTTGATCGCATCACTTCGGAATTGAAATAATGGAACTGCTGAAAAACCTTGAAGGAATGTCTGCTGATGAGCAGATGAGTGCCGTTGTGGAGCTTCAAAAAGCCGCCATGAAGACGCTAGAAGAGCAAAAGCAAGTCTCTATCGGTAAGAGTGCTGAGATGGTCATTCAAGGTTTAAAGAAGATTAAAGCCGACTTTGAAGCCAAGTTTGACTCTCTAAACTACGACATTCAGACCAAAGTTGCTAACCTAAAAGACGGACAACAAGGAATACAGGGTCAAAAGGGTGAGCAAGGCGACCGAGGATTAGATGGCGCTCAAGGAAGAGATGGAAAGTCTGGTCTTGATGGTAAAGATGGACTAGACGGAAAAGACGGGATTAGCGTCCAAGATGCCAAGATTGACTTTGATGGCAGTCTAGTTATTACTCTTTCTGATGGCAGAGAAATCAACGTAGGCGAGGTAGTTCCTGTTGATGTTGCCCAGACAATCCATAAGATTCAGAGTGGATCAGGTGGAGATTCACAGACAACTTTAAACGCTATTGCTGCCCTACAAGCCACGATTGCCACTTACGGCACGATGGCAACACAGAACGCTAATAACGTAGCCATCACAGGCGGCACAATCAACGGCACAACAGTTGGAGCAACAACCCCTGCGGCTGGTACGTTTACTACGCTTACTGCTCAGACAGAAGTGTTAAAGGGTACTGGGAATAACTTTTTCACCTACTCTCAAGATTACACACAATCTGCTTGGTCTAAAGTTGGCTCAACAATAACTGCGGCATCAATAATAGCCCCAGATGGAAACTTAACTGGTCAAACTTTAAACGAAGACACATCTACTGGACAACACGCTATCAATCGTGGAGGTGGCTCAGAAACATTAGTTGTTGGCGCAACCTACACATTGTCTGTTTATGCTAAACAGGCAGGTAGAAGTGTTATTTTTATCCAATCGTTGATTACCTTTGCAAAATCGTATTTCGACATTGCATCTGGAACTGTGTTGTCATCTGGCTCAGGAATGACAAGTACCATTACATCAGTTGGAAGTGGTTGGTATCGTTGTGCGGTAACTTTTGTTTGCGATTCAACAAATAACTCAATTCGTGTTATTGCCGCTACAACAGGCAATGGAGTTCAGACATATACAGGAACTAATATTGCAAGCGTATATTTGTGGGGCGCACAACTTGAACTAGGCTCTACTGCCAATACCTACATTCCCACAACCACAACAGCGGTTTACGGAACTCCTACCCTATCCTTTTCAGGTGTATCAACTATTGGATTAGAGTCTAACGGCTCACTCTTTGTTCAACCTGCGGGTACTGGTGCATTACAAGCACAAGCCACTACATCATCTGCTGTGGGTGGTAATGCTAGAGGTGCTAATGCTACAGATTGGCAGACCAAAAGAAGTGCGGCAACACAAGTAGCCAGTGGCTTAGGTTCTGTTATTTGTGGCGGTGAAGAAAGAAATACGGCAAGTGGACAACAATCATTTGTTGGTACAGGTTACAACAACAATTCTTCGACTTATGGCGCAACCATTGTTTCTGGCGTTAACAATTCAAACGCAGGTCTTGCGGCTTTTATTGGTGCAGGTAATTCACACACCATTGGCTCTAATGGCGCATACAGCGTATTAGTGGGTGGAAACACAAACACTTCAAGCGGTAGATACAATTTTATTGGTGGCGGTACACTAAATTCTGGAACAAGTGGTTCTGTAGTGACTTCTCAAGCAACTACAGCCGTAACCAGTGGAAGTACCGCAGTAACACTATCAGCATCCAATGGTTCTATCAAAGTTGGTCAGTTGATAAACGGCACAGGCATGAGCGAAAATACTTATGTAGCCGCAATATCAGGGACATCTTTAACCCTATCTCAAAACTCAACAGCAACTGGAACTCCAACCCTATCCTTTTTTACACCACACGGAGTCGTAGTAGGCGGTGGTAACAATCAGGCAACTGGAAGTTACAGTTTCATCGGGGGCGGTGGTGATGCTGGTACTGCGGCTAATCGTAATGCGGCTAGTGGTGATTATTCCGTTGTTGGTGGTGGATGGAAAAACGTAGCATCTGGAAATGGCGCATTTATTGGTGGTGGTGGTTACTTAAGTGGTGTTGCTTATGGAAATACTGCTAGTGGTCAAAATGCCATTGTTGTTGGTGGAATTCAAAATACAACAAGTGGTCAACAATCATTTATTGGTGGTGGATACAACAATACTGCTAGTGGCGTTAACTCAGTAATTGTTGGTTCAAATAATGGAACAACTAGAAGCATTGATGGATTTAATGCTTTCCCTGCGTCTAATGGCCAATAGCAGGTGCATCTGGTGTTCAGCAAGCTGGTTTATTGGTTCTTGGAACACAAACCACAGACGCAACTGCAACAGTTCTTCGCTCAAACACATCAGCCGCATCAGGCACAAACCAGATTATCCTACCCAACAACTCTGCTTACTATTTCAAAGGCTCTGTCATTG